AACTGTTCGTCATCTGACGAATCCGTAGTGTCTGAATCCTGATCATTACCTAATACTGTAAGTTTTGTTTTCGTATTCGAAAAATTCCAACCATCAGGCTCCCATACTGTCATCCTTATTAATAGCAATTTTTAAGATTTGCTCAGCTGGATTGCGCGGCTCCCAATTGGACCAGTTATCATACGCCTGGTTGATTTGATTGCATAGGGGGTTGTTTCCTCTATAACGTTTAAATTCAGGTAACTCGTTCTCTGGGACAACCTCAATATCAGAATCATCAGAATCATCAGAATCATACACGCCTGGGAATAAACTACCTATCACCTGCCCAACTGTATGCATCGCACAATACCTAGATGCGTATTGCACATCTTGTGAAAGAACTACATTTCTTCCACAAGCTTTAGAGTACTCTGCTGCGAGTATTACACTCCGTTCGAGAACTGGCATAACAATACCAGTCATTGCTTCCATATATTCGATCGCTGCCTTGTTAGCTTTGTCGACAGTGTTGTCCATTCCTGTCTTCATTCTATTTAATACTTATAATTAAAAAGAGTTTCAGCTTTTCCCTCACACACTCGTAAAACGTTGTAACTTGTGGCGTACACACGAATTTGTCGTGCGAAATCTGGACATGATGTCATACTTAGGTTCAAAATTGGCTCTTTTATCAAATTGAAATTAATTTGACCAGTTGGATACCATTCTTCTGGTTGTAATGCGAAACTATACGAGTAAAATCTCCTGATAAGTTGTGTTTTAGAGTGGTGAATAGCCCCCTGTATAGCCTTTAAAAAGATGACATTCCCTGTATCCTTCGTTATGATATCTTCACCATCAAACTTTAATGTGAGATGATCTAAATTTTCGTACAGAATCAACTTTCCATTTTCAACATTTGATGTATTATCATAATCAAATGGAGTTACAAAGTTCCCCTGAAGAGTTGTATCGGCCGCGTTTACATTACTACCATGGCGCTGAATGACAAAATGAAGTTCTTTCACTGGGTTGTAAAAGTCAAGCTTAAAAGTTCCATTATTTACACCCACACCGACTTCAAATGTATTCTGTTGAACTTGTGTAATTAGATAATCTCTCGATGTTTTTTCCATCTCTATTCTCTCTACCGAGTCGAGGAATACCACCTCTGTGCAAAGTGAAAACTCTTTGATTTTAGGTTTAAGAGTCGCAAGAACCTCCCGTAAATTGACACCACCTGCTTTATAATTCCCCGTTATATGGACAACCAAGTCTTCAACACTTCTTAACTTGAATTCGATTTCAACTTCTTGATGTTTCATCCCACACATGGGTATAGCTAATTCTGGGTGATTGTAGAAATAAAATGGTATATCCACTAGAAACTCTTCATCTGTACTTAAACCCAATGTATTATGGATAATGATTCCACTGTTACCTTCAACCTCGGAAACTCTCTTGAATGTAGTTCTCAATGGATATTTACCAATGAGTTGTTCGAGTGCCTTTTGTTTTGTCTGTGTCATAAACTGTTCTGAGTAAATCTGGAGGTAATCACTCGTGATTCTCTCTATAACCTTCCCACCTATGAGTAGATCTACATGCTCTATGAGAGCGTGTCCTACTGACTCGATATATACAATATTCTGATCGAGTTGTGGAAGTTTACACTTTAGGGTTACACTCTGTAAAAGATCTCCTTCATTCTGTGGAATTTTGAATCGCACCTTTCTCCCGAAGGCGGATTCACTTTCCGGGTCTACGTCGACATACTGTCTCGAAAAATTTGAATGTTTCTTGAATTTTTCTAAAAAGTATGTATAGTCTGGGTTTATCGTGAAATACTGTTCTTGTGGTCCAGTTGCTTCCAGTTGGAGTTGACCAGCCATTCCTATTATATCCACCTAAAATATTAATCCCGCTAAACCACTCTGTATCCTTAACACGTTATAGTTTACTGCATAAACTCGTGTATTGTTCGGATCTGTGGTGTTAAGTGGGTTGATTTTGATTCTCAAGAGTTTATGTGCTATACGACTCATATTTACTTGACCAGTTGGATAATGCACCTCAGGTTTCAGTGAGAATGAATACATTCCAAATGTAGCCGGCCCGAATGTAAAGGCGGCATTATTGAAAGGGAAACCAACATTCAACTGTTTAAGGAAAGGGGAATTGATGTGGTGTTTCAAGGCTTGTTCGTACACTAAAAACTTTTCATCTCGATTGAAAACAACTTCATTATTAAATCGTAATTCAACATTTGTAATTGTATTATATTCATTTGGATAGTTATTCTGTACAGACTCTTCAGATTGTGATACAAAAAACATCTCCTTCACTGGATGTGAAAATTTAAGTAGCACATCCTTCTCTTTTTCACCTGGATTCATCTTAAAATTAGATACCTGCACTTGTGTGATTACATAATCAATAGGGTTTGACTTAAGGAAATTGCTTTCATCGGGGGTCACATACACGAATTCAGTGTCGAGGGAAAACTTATTAATAGTTCCAGAAATATCCTGTTCGTACGAAGGTCCGTAAAGACCTTTACCACCGTATATGAGTTCGGTCAATGGTCGAGTCTTAATTCTAACTTCGACGAGTTGTTTGGTCAGCGCACATGTTGGAATGGCGAGGGTTGGGTTTCTATAAAAATAGAATGGTAGATCCAAAAAGTATGTATACTGTCCCTGGTAACTTAGGATATTTCCATGTCCGTTAAGGAAATAGAGGGTTTGCTCAATATCATCATTTGTGTTATTAAGCTGCTGATGTAAGTATATATACTCTCCCGTAATTCGTTCAATAACCTGGCCACCAATAACCAGTTCAGCATACTCTATGAGATGTGTCATAATCGAAGGGGACCAGACGGTGTCGTTACGACCTGCTGTATCAGGTGTAGGATCGCTGAGTGTAACCTTTAGGGTCATATTACGAATCAAATCACCTTTATCATTTGGAATACTACATTCGAGGATTTCACCAAAATCAATCTTACCATCAAACTGACTCTCTATCGTATCTATAGCAAACTTCGTATGTTTTTTGAAATTCATCAGGAAATACGAGAATTGTGGTTCACCTGTTAACCATTGATCCTGAACACCTGTGGCGGCAAGTCTCAGACGACCAGCCATTCCTACTGTATATGAGTAAAATTTTGTTAAATAAAACGATACGATACAATAGAATGAATCTTCAATTGAAGAAATTCAAGCCTGAATCAATTGCAGATGATAAGGTCATTGTATTTATCGGTAAGCGTAATACAGGTAAATCGACCCTTGTGAAAGATATCATGTACCACAAGAAACATCTCCCAGCAGGCATTGTTCTTTCAGGGACAGAGGAGGGTAACCATTTCTATTCCGAGTTCATTCCTGATCTCTTCATTTATGGTGACTATGATAAAGATGCGATCGAACGTGTAATGGCACGACAGAGGAAGTTGGTGGGTGCAGGAAAACAGAATTGTGGAGCCTTTATGCTTCTTGATGACTGCATGTACGACAGTAAATTCTTAAAGGATACAGTAATTCGTCAATGCTTCATGAACGGCCGGCACTGGAAACTGTTTTTTATGTTGACCATGCAATATGTGATGGATTTGCCCCCAGCACTACGAGCCAATGTCGATTATGTGTTCATTCTCAGGGAGAACATCATACAAAATAGAGAGAAACTTTACAAATCCTTTTTTGGTATCTTCCCTTCTTTCGATATGTTCTGCAAGGTTATGGATGCGTGTACAGAAAATTACGAGTGTCTCGTGTTAGATAATACTGTTAAATCAAACAAGATACAGGATTGTGTGTTTTGGTACAAAGCAACTGTCAGGAAAAATTTCAAAGTTGGGAGTTCTCAATTGTGGGGAATGCATAAGAAAATGTACAATTCAAAGCACGCTGACCAGAAAGAACAGGACGCTAAAAAGGCTAATAAAAAGACAGCGATAACGGTGACGAAGCGAAAATGATTGCGTCTTATACTTTCCTGAAAAACATAACATTATATTAAAATGTCTTCGGGACAGGTTAATACTCTCAATTTGTCAGACGATGGAGGTGGAATGGTCCCTCTACGTGATAACCCAACAACGTCTTTTGCGCATGAAAAAAATGTGAGTCAAGATAAAGAGACTATGGATTCTACTCCCATTAATGATATTATGATGGAACCACCTATGATGGGTGATGAGCCTAAAATGCAAGGTGTTCAGATGGCCGCCGCACAACCCCAGGGAATGTATGCCGCACCCACCCAGGTTCAAGATCAAAAACCCGCCAACAAATATCCACTTAACCTCACTGATGACCATGTAATTGCCCTTCTCGCCGGTGTGTGCGCAGCCATTTCTGTCAGCAAGCCCATCCAAGATAAGCTCGCGACCTCTATCCCCAAGTTCCTTAACGAACAGGGGGGTAGAAGTGTTATTGGTTTAGCATCTACAGGTGTAGTTGCGGCTATTGCTTTTTACATCGTCAAGGATTATGTCGTAAAGCCTTAAACAGTGGCAATTGGTGCCCCAGTTTGCCAACCCATATTACTAAAAATTGAGTTATCTACACCAGTATAGTACGTTATTAACGCACCGGCACCAAATGTCAGCATTAGTAAGGTACTTAACTGAAGCTTTTTTGTGTTATTAACCTTGGGGTCTTTGAGAGCCTCTTCAGTTGGTTTCCATAGATTGCTTATTATATAGGTGAGAATGAATGCAATCACAGTAGACGTTAGGAAGAAACCTCTATCAACATGAAGTTGGGGAAATCGCTGGGAACTCATTATCATTCGGATAGTGTTTGGAATGACAATAGTCAAGAATAGAAGATTGACATAATAGTTTTTAGAGTATGCTGGGACTCGTGTTATAGCGAATACAATCAACCAGTATACAATCGATGTGATTAGAACATTAAGCGGTGTTTTCATTTAATATAATAGAATATTATTTATCCTGTACATGCTGACCACAAAACTCAGTCTTCTCTATGATTTTCTGGTAAATGCCCAATTGTACACAAATTTCGAGGAGTTCATTGTAATTTGACCAGAATTGCTCTGAGTGGGAATACTCTTCAACTGTGCAATGTGCGAGTTCGTGTATGAGTACGTGAAAGATCTCATTTACACCACCATCCAAGCATATGGTAATCTCAGAACCTTTATTAACATTGAAACCCACTGTGTCTTTCATGATCATAAGACCTGTGATAGGTATAGGTCTGATGAGAACCCGGAATTTCTCATTATTTGTTTCGCGTAAATGATCTCTAAGAGTCTTGTATTTTTCCTTCACTTCTATAAATTCTCTAGGTTCTACTGTAGTGTGTAATATATATGCATTAACAAAAATTAAAATAAGAAACAATATCATCTATTATATACAAATATAAATTTACTATACAATTCTGAGATTGAATTTCCCTCGAGTCCCTCCCACAATTGTAATCTAAACCCCAACTCTTCTAAATGTGTGACCAAAAGATCCTTGTATGCTACTGGTTCTGACCGTGGGCCATCTGCATAAAATGGTGTGTCCGTGAGATTTACAAACAATTTTTCACCAAATCCACCATCTCCATGCTGTTTGAGTTTAAAAAAGTTCCCAACATCATCCAGGTATGGTGTCTTAAATAATAGTTTCTCAGAATCTGGAATAATACCTATGAGACGCCCACCAGGTTTAACCCTTTTCTTAATTTCATGTATAGAACTAAAAAAGAGTTCCTTCGTCGCGAAGATGTAATGTAATGAAAAATTGTAGCACACTACATCAAACTTTCTTTTAGGACACGCATGAATGTCACCTTCATAAAAATTGACGCGCATGTGCATATTTTTGGCTCGAGAACGCGCTTCGACCAGTGCTTCTGGCTCTGGATCGCACATGTTTATATTAGCACCACACTTGTGCCATTTTTGAAGATCTCCACCAAAACCACATCCAACGTCTAATATATGTTGACTGTTAGTTGTGACACGTTGTATGAGTTCCCTCTTCGCATCATTGTGGTTCTTCCGAATCTCTTCCATAATCCTTATATTCTTCACTCTTTTAAATAACTTAGGTTTCATAGCTTAAAGTTTTAACTCCCTACATAAATATAATGTCTCTGGAAACTGATTACACTACCGTACCCGGTCAGGTCTTCGCGTGCCTCTCTATTGTTGGACCCGATTCCCCCCAAAAGAATGATAAACATGGTATCAAGATCCGTGGGGCTTTCTCTACACGCGATGAGGCGGCCAACCATGCGAAGCGTCTTCAGAAGGAAGATTCAACCTTCGACATTTATGTCGTAGATATGTACAAGTGGCTTCTCATCCCACCTGATTCTACCAAGATTGACGATGTACACTACAACAACGAGAAACTCGAAGAGATTATGTCTGGATATAAGGATAACCAGGCGCAGGCTGCTCGTATGTTCAGTGAGCGTAAGCAGGGTATGATGAAGGATAAGATAGCTTATGCCCCTGGTGATGACAACTCCCAATTTTACACCAAACCGGATGAAACACCCATTTCTCACCCCTCCGAGATTTTGGAGCGTCTTAAGAAGGAAAAGCCGGATACTCCAATGGAAGACCTTGTGAAGGAGGCTAACGCCGTCGTCGCGACTGAAATTGAAGAGCGGAAGAAAAAGCGTGAGGAGGAAGATGCTTCAACTAACGGTAAGCTCGAAGACGTGAAGGAGGGTGATGAACCTGAGGTGACCTCGGCGTAAATAATATTCATATATAATAAAACATAATGTTCAGTATATTAATCACTACCATTTTGGTTAGTGCATTTTTTATTTTGTTTTTTGAACCGAACTGGAATTCAAAAAACAAAAGAGTTGTTAAAAAAGTAAAAAAGTTGAAAGTTTCAACAACAGATGGGTTTGTGGAAGATACGGATGATGCGTTTATCATGCCCAGGTACCCTACTCAACTGATAAAGAAGGATCAAACTGGAAAAAATAAACCAATTTATGGTGATGTGGGTACATTTGTAGCGTACTCAACTGTACCTGAGGATCACTGGTTGCATGGTTTTCCCCATGAAAAAACCAAGTAGAAATACAGCGAATGCGATAATACATGTCGTTTTATCGATACTTTTAAATATGTCCACACTTTCCGTAGGTTGTGGTGGTGGTGGTGGTGCGTATGTCATCTCAGACGGGTGAAAATAATATTGTTCTTCTTGTTGTTTATTATCTTCATTCTTCTCCTGTTCTTCGATACTCGGGTTATATTCAATGGGATTTCCGATATCTGTTTCCATTTTCTAATATAACTCTTGTTTTTTTTAAGCATCTTCTTCCTCACTTTCACTTTCATCATCTACGATAAAATCTTTGAGGTTACCATTATCATCAGCATCCTCATCCTCATCTTCATCGTCATCTGAGACACATTCATCGTCTGTGTCAATGTCTGTTTCTGAGTCACTGTCAGAATCATATTCATCCGCTGCATAA